TGCAGCATTATACGCTGCATCGGATTCGTCTATTGACTTGTTTATCAAATCACCGCCAACCTTACCGAACCCAACCGCTGAAACAGCAAGAATACCAGTTCCAAGTGCCGTACTGATTGTTGAAGCGGTTAATGCTCCTTTTATTCCGGCGAGTAATGAACCGCCAAAGCTTGTACCACCCTTTGTGAATACATCAAGAATCTTTTTATCGTTAAACGCCGCCCTAAATGATGCTGCTATACCGCTACCAGCACTTTTGATAGACTTGAATACTTTTCCGAACAATCCTCCAACAAGACTTGTGCCTCCAGATGTTCCAACCGTTCCAACAGCACTTGCAATTCCAGACGATGTTACAGCCCCTTTTAAGCCAAGACCAAACACCTTGCCAAACCCGGCTTTAATCACTCCGACAAGTCCTTTTAACTTGCCAAAAGCAAACAAACCGCCTAAAACAGTAATAATTGCGCCACCAACACCAAGCGGATCGTTAGCAAACGCCTTAACCGCCGTTTTGATAGCTGTCCACAATGCCTTGACAATGACTTTACCAAGTTTAAGGAAGATACCAACCCAATCAATCTGTCCTAGAAAATCAGAAACCGCTTTTGCTACGGCATTCCAATCCACCTTTTCAAGCACTTCAAGGATTGTATCTAGGATTCCTTTTGCACCGTCACTAACGGTTTTTCCAAGTTCCGCCCACCCGGATAACCCAGTACGCGGATCAACTCTACCCATCTTTTCAAAGAATGAGTTGATTGCATCAGAAATCTTTGTGCCAAGTTGCGTAAAATCTATGTTTGTAATAAACCCAAACGCAAACTGAATCATTCCTCGGAGTTTTGCACCGAGCATACCGCCAAACTTCTTCCAATCGAAGTTCCGTATAACGCTGTTTACGCCCGTTGCAAGGCGTGTTCCAAGGTCGAGCCAATCAATCGTGTTCCACCACTCATAAAGGGCATCTACGACCGTATTTAAGGCTTGTGCGACGGTGTTTCCGATTACATTCCAATCAGCACCCTTAAACGTACCATTGATAAGCGTAGCAACCGAACGTACAATCTTCCGAACAGTATTACGAATCTTGTTCCAAGGGATTTTGTTAAGACCATCTGTGATCCATTTGCCAAATCTTTCTCCAAGATCGGTAAAATCGCCACCCTTGTTCCATCCTTCAATAAGTGCTTGCTTGATCTTCTTTGCAAGGTCGGCGGCTTTGTCTGTCAGACCGCTACCCCACTTTTTGTTCAGTTGGTTAAGCAAGTCCTGAATGTCTTTTGACAGGTCAATATCTCCAAGACCGCCACCAGCTCCGCCACCGCCACCGCTTCCAGAACTATCATTGTCTGCTTGCAATTTGTTGATTTCATCGAAACCTTGTATGTTATCGCTTAATTTTTTTGCGTTCTTTGCGGCTTTTCCTGTGTTATCAGCAAGCGTTCCGGCATCATCGGCTGGTGTAGATATATCCGGCATTTTGAGTGCGCTTGACATATCCGGCATTTCTGCGCCTACAAGTTTTGCTATCCAACCGAAAAACTCTTGCAAAACCATCACAATAGCGTTCAGAACAGGATATACCGTATTCAAAAGCGGTAAAAACAGACTTCCGATTGTTCTTGCAAGATTAGCAAACCCGCTTTGCAACCTACGAAGCATATTGGCAGGCTGATTAAGGGTACGATTTAGGTCGCCCCACGCCACTTTTGATTGCTCCAACATACCGATAAGACGAAGTTGCTGTTTTGATGCCATAGAGAGTTTGGCAACCGATTCATTTACTCCGTGATTATATGCGATCTGTTGTAAACTTGCGCTTGTCAAGTTAATACCGTACTTGTATACGGCTCTTGTCTGCCCGTTCAAGGCTGACATAAAGTTCTCCTGAACCTGTACCAAATCGGTATTTGTCAAAGAACTCATATCGGCAGCAAGCATTGACATTGACTTTGCTGCCATAATCGAAACCTCGCCAAGCTGTCCTGTCGAGTTTGTAATCTGTGCAATTTGCGCCTGATATTCCATTACATCCTTGATATTCAAACCAAGGTTACGATCTCCTGTAAATGTAAGATCGCCTGTCCGGGAATTTACGTCATATCCCGTCATTGTCTTTTGGAGTTCTGTAAACCGATTCTGAAAACTCTCGGCATACTCCGTAGCGTTATCATAACCAAAACGCTTATATTGATCTTTGCTGTCTTTACCAATCTTCTGTAAAGCAACATTGAAATAGTTAAATGCCTCAATATAGTCTTGCGCTGAACCTGTCATTTGACCGATACCACCAATGGCACGTTTCAAAAGCCAGTATTTCGCATATAATAAACCAATGGTAGACGCAAGACCTTTTGATTGCTTCTTTACTTTGCCAAGTTTTTCACCAAACGAATTGAATGGAGAAATAACCCGTAATGCTATGCTACCGAGTTTTTTCAAACCGCCACCAAGATTGGTTGTTTGCCTTGTGGTATACTGGAAAGCATTTCCAAACTTCATACCACTTTGTGCAAGATTGCCAAGTCCTGATATTGTCTGTGCAAGGTTGCTATTTACATTTCCTACGCCTTGTAACTTCTTCACAAGACGAACTACGGCATCCCCAAACTTATCAAGACTTCCCGTAACCTCTCCGGCTTTCTTCCCAGCGTTAGCCAACGAACTGATAGCCGTAACAAGGTCTGCGGTTGATTTCTGTACTGTGCCAGCACTCGCTAAATCTTTTACAAGTTGCGTAAGTCTGCGACCAAACTTCGGAAACTCATTATCAGCAACCTTGATTTTTGATCCGGCATCACCAAGTTTAGCTAAACTACTAACAAGGCGAACTATTCCATTATCAATATCACCAACACCAGCCAAAGATTGCGTAATGCCAGTAAGGGCGTTGCCTAGTTGTGTAAACTTGCTAACATCAAAGTTGCCACTAGCAAGGGCAGACTTCGCGCTTGTAAGCCTAGCAAGTGCGTTTACAAGGCGGTTCAATCCTTCTGTATTTGTCGCTGAATTGGTGAGATTGACTAGAGATTTAGCCATAGCGTCCAATCCACCTACATTATCAGCCTTGATTAGCGATAAACGATGAATCGCATTGGCAAAATTCTTTACATCGTTGGTCTTAATGCCACTTAAAGCATTAGAAAACGACTTCACATTGTAGGCGGTTGTTTGCAGATTATTCGTGTTGACACGACGAGAAACGGTGGCGAGATTGTCTAACGCCTCGGAGAAACGCTTTAATTTCGCTTCATTCTTGACGTTGGACGTAATCTCTATCGCTAACTGATCTATAACTTGTGCGTCAGCCATCTTTGCCACCCTCTGATTCTTTCTTTCGATTAAAACTCTCTACCGCATTTACAAGTGAACTGTCAATCATTTGCATAAACACACGATCCCGTTCTTCTTGCGGTAAAGCATCAAATTCTTCTTTTGTCATTTCGCGAGATTCTGCCTGTTGCGAAAAAGGCTTATCTGGATAACCTTCCGATTTCTTGTCGTTTCGATAACTTTTACTACCAAACGCTTGTGAAAGTACAGACGCAAATGCAACGTATGTGTATCGCCCGGAAAGCCACGCCCTTAAATCGTACTGTTCAACCTCTTGCTGATAGGCTTTTTCGTAAAACTCAATCTCTTTCGGACAAGAATTATCTATGTCAGTTACCGAAAACCCGTAACCTTTTGTAATAAACAGACAAAACGGTATTACTTCATCCTCGTAATACTCCCAATTCCAATCTCTTTTGCGTTTTAACTCTACAGAAGATATATAGACGTTTGATATTACTCGTTTGTCTGATCCATCCCCCGTAGAAGCTGGCGTAAAAAACCGTTGTTCTCCAATTCTTCCGAAAGATCGGCAATTAGAGCCATCGGATCATTGTTTTCATCCTCAAAATACTTGTCGAGAAGATCGTCAACCTTCTCCAAGGCTTCATCGTGTCCATTCCCGGTACGAATACTATATCCAAACTCGTTCGAATGGTATTTTTGCAAAGCTGCCAAAAGCAACTCGTCAAGCGTTCCCATAATCTTCTCAATTACGTTGGACATATCACCATCTGTGCCATCCAACATATCTTGCATTTCAAGAAGATTCTTAACGATTCCACCTTTTGCTACTACAGCGTAGCCAAATTGAAGTTTATACTTCTTATTCCCAATCTTGATCTCTTTCATTTTCTGTTTCCTCCCGTATTAAAAAAACAAAGGGGTTATCTCGAAAGACAACCCCTAGATCGCTAAACAGCATTACACGCTCGGTGTAACCTTGTCCTTATAGCCGAATACATCAACAAGTGTAAGAGTGATCTGAACAGTTTTGAGAGAGTTCTGTCCACCCTCGCCCTTCGGAATAACAGGCGGTACGGCTGCGCGTACCCAGAATGCCTTGCTGCAATTCGGAAGATATTCCTCGAATACCTTTGTTGTACCCTTGATCGCTTCCCACTCGGTAATGGTTGCGTCTGTGAGGTTGACCGTAACCTGAAAATCGCCGCCGGGGTCTTGTCTGCCGGGGATGTATTTGGTTACAGAATCTTCAAGTGCCGATGCGTCAATCTCCTGAACGTCCATAGCAACGTCACCAGTCTGATTGATACGGGTAAGAAGTGTCATAGCCGAAGCATCCGGCGCAACAAATGTGTCCATATCAGCACAATACGCCAAACGAACACCAACAGTTGAGATACCGGGTACGGTTGTTGTAGCTGCTGCCATTTTTTCATACCTCCTTATGGATTTAATGTTATTTGCAACAAAAAAGAACCCACAAGGAGTTCTTATTGTCTTGTGTATTGCAAACGAGGCTAAATAAGCCCCGATTTTGCCCCTATTTTAGAGTTTATCGCCTGCCCCTATGATTCTCCTACATCTAGCAGAATAACGGTGTAAATCGCCAATATTAGCGTGAATAGGCATAGCGACCAAATCAAAGCACAAGTCCTTCTTGAAATGGCTGATTACTTCCTCCATCACATCCCTAGCGACTTGCTTTGACTTTTCTGAATATACATTTACCTGAAACGTAGAAAGATAACCGCAAACGGCATCCCCTTCTAATGTTTGACCTCTTTCACTACCCTCTAATTCCCTAATCTCTACACACGGAAACTTTGACGGTGCTTTAACCAATTCTTCCGAAGTAAAGTTTATATCCTTGTATTTTGACAAGTATTCAGCCGATTTTTTCTTGATACGGTCAAAAACTATGCTTTCAACCTTCATATACCAAAAATCATCCATTACCAAATACCTCTCTTGCTATATCAATTACTCGGTTTGCCATTTCTAGGTAAGTGTTGTGTATCGGCATAGCCGCTTGCGTACCAAACGAATGAATACGCTTTGTACCATCCCAATACCACCATCCTTCATCATCGAAAGCGTGTGTCTGACCGGGATATGTACCAACACCATAGCCAAACTCTTTTTCTTTCGGGTGCGAATCTCCACTCATATTCCAATAGATACCAGCACCAAACTCGATAAACAGAATATCCTCATTCTCTACAACGAGTTTTCCGTATGCGCTATTCTCTTTACGATGTATTTCGTAATAATAGCTATATGCTCTGCTGCTATCTCCCTTAAATCCTTGCATTGTTGATTCTACAACAGGGATTCCGGCAGATATTAGCTTTTCTATCATCAAATCACACTTGTAATCAAACGATCCAATATATGATTTGAAATCTTTTGCGAGTTGCGTTAAACTCGATGCCGACAGGTTGGCTTTCAATTTACGCATTTTTAACAATCCTTTTCAATAGGTATACAACCATATTGAGTGACGGTTGAACTTTTACAACCGAGAAATCCGCGCTATCACGAAGTAATCTGCCATCGTCATCATATTCCGGGGTGCTTTCCTTGAAAATGAGTGATGTTTCGTTAATTGGTATCTCCCCAATATTCATAATCAATATGCTATCATAGTCGCCAACGGATATTCCGTAGGGTTCTCCGTCAGCTTCGCCGGAACGAAAAGCAATATTGCCAAAAAACGAAACGGGATCGCCGTATATAGCGTCTGCGGAAGCTTCATACACAAAATTTCCATCATCGTCAAGCATCGGATTTCCGTCACGATCTCTAACGACTTCCGGCACACTTGCACTCTCATACAAAGAATACATCAATCTTTGCTTGTTCTTCCTACACGTTCTCATTAGTTGTATTCCTCTCGAATAGAAATCAAATGATTTATGATGTGTTCTACTTTATCATCGACTTGCTTTCTGAATTGACCGGATGAAAGTTTCTTATGTGAAACATTCGTTTGAATGAGATTCCAGATAATATCCTGTTTGTTCTCAATATAACCATTCTTCACTTCGATATGGTTGAAATATATCCATTCGACAATCTTATCAAAACATAGTTCGATGATATACTTTGCTTGAAATTCATCAAACCCATCAAATCTAGGTATTTCATTTATGAACCCGGTACACATCAAATATGCGTATTCAATCTGATTTTTGAGGATTGCACGTTCTCTTTCACCGCAATCTTTGCCTATCATTATCTTTTCCGTCTTTACCTTCATATAACCTTGACGAACGGCAAAAATAATCAGGCAAACGATTATCAGAACAAACCACCCTTTACCACTTTGAACTAATCTCTCTACTGATTCCCACATAACTATTCCACCCCCATCCTACTACGCTTTTACCTTGCAAA